TCGTGGGTTGCAGGTCGGGCAGCAGTGCTCGCACAGCTGGCGGCCGAGGTGGTCGTCGTCGTGCCACACGGTGGGGTCGAGCGGGTGGCCGCTGGGGCAGCGTTCGGTGTCCGTGACGGCGGGAACGGCGGTCACAGTGCGAGCACTCCGCGTTGGGCGGCGACACGCTGGTAGGCGCGTTCCTCGGCGAGCTGCTCGGTGAGCATGACGGCGAGCAGGCCTTCGGGGTCGGCCACGCCTTGGAGGCGGAGGTCGGCGATGGCTTCGTCGAGGATGCGGGCGACGGTGACCTGCTGGCGGGCGGTGAGCTCGGGCGGGTCGATGTGGACGATGTAGCCGCCGCCGGCCCCTTCGACCTCGGCACGGATGCGGCTCACCTCTTCACCTCCGGCCAGGTGATCTTCAGCATCACGTCGCGCTGGAGTGCGGGCAGCTCGACCAACGTGTGGCCGAGGTGATCGAGGCCCATGGCCCGGAGCCACCAGGCGTCGACCTGGTTGTCGTCGCCCAGCTCGAGGCCGGCCCGCTTGTAGAGCGCCACGGCCATGTCGGGCTTCGTCGCGTTGCCCTTGCCGGTGGCGTACTTCTTGAGCGAGCTGGGCGGCACGAGGGCGTACGGGGTGGTGGTGCGCAGCAGCGTGGCCTTGACGGCGCCCATGACCTGGGCGGCGGCCATGCCGTTGCCGGGCCCGTGGACGGCGAGGTCCTCGATCACAACGAGATCTGCTCCGTCGCAGACGGCGCTGATCTCGGTGGCGATGTCGACGATGCGCTGGTCACCGCGGTCGGCCTTGCCGCCGACGCAGCGGGTGGCGCCGGTGTGGTCGGCGATGCCGGTGGCGGTGATGCTCAGGTCGAGGCCGATGACGCGAGGGGCGGTCATGCTGGACAGCCGGTGTGCGCGGTGTCGGCTGGTGGGGTGTCGGGGTCCTGCACCGCCACCGCCGCCCGCCACTCCTGCACGATGCGACCCAGCCGCACCACGTCCTGCAACGCCTCGATCCGCTCGCCGCACTCCTGATGATCGTCAGGCAGCTCGGCGACCATGACGCCGGTCGGGTCGACGTAGACGTCGGCGTCGGGGTAGCCGGCCTCGGCGAGCGCCATCCGGATTCGCTCGGCGACGGGCTCGAGCTCGGCCTCCCATTCGGGATCCGACCAGGCCTCGAGCTCGAGCTCGGGCGCGCTCATCGTGCGGCCTTGAGTCGAGCGGCCCGACGGCGGGCGGCTCGGATCCGGATTCGTTCGCGTCGGCCGGTGCCGCCGAGGATCCCGTGATCGTTCGCCTCGGCCTGGGCGAGCGCGGCCTCGAGGCAGGGCGCCTCGACGGGGCAGGCGTGGCACACGGCCTTAGCTGCGGCGGCGTCGGCGACCTGGCCGGAGCCGGGGAACCAGTCGAGCTCGGGGTGCTGTCGGCAGGCGGCGAGCTCGGCGTCGGCCGCGGTGAGGGTGATCGGTCGGGCTCTCATCGGTCGAGCTCCTCGAGGTAGGCGGCCTGGGCGGCGGTGAGGTCGACGGTCGAGTAGTGGAGGCCGAGGAACCGGGAGCCGTCGGCCGCGGTGTAGACGGCGGCCTCGCCGGTCGTGAGGATGCGGGCGAGGATCGCTCGGGTGAGCTCGAGCTCGCGCTCGAGCTCGGAGGAGCGGCGCCGATAGGCGCGGCGGAGCGAGCTCTCGGGGATCGTGCGGTACGGCGTCGGGGGCTCCTCGAGCTCGCCGATGCGGGCTCGGGCCTGATCCTCGATCCGCTTCCCCAGCTCTGCGAGTGCTTGTTCGGCTCGGGTGGCACGCTCCGCAGTCCCCGCAGCTTCACGCAACAGGCGGGCCAGCAGCTCGATCATGGGCAGGGCGACAACCCGCATGGTGTGGGCGGCCACGGCGTCGACCGTCCGCATCTGACCGTTCGACATCATCACGTAGGCCACCGTGTCGTCGAGCGGGCGGAACACGTCCTCGGGGTAGGCGTCGAGCATCGCTTCTGCTCGGGCGAGTGCGTCGGCGGTGCGGTCGATGAGCCCGCTCACATCGCCTCCGCTGCTGCTTGGCGGCGGGCGTCGTGCACGGCGGTGCGGTCGAGCGCCTGGTACTGGCCGCGGCCGATCCGCCGGATCCGGTCGTGGCTGACGAGCCACTGGACGCTTGCGGCGACGGAGCCCTGGTTCTCGCCCTCGAGGTGCTCGTAGATCTGGGCGAGGGTGAAGGTGCGGTCGGGGTGGCCGTTGACGGTGGCCAGCACGCGTTCGCGCAGCGTCGGTGGCTCGTCGGCCTGGGCGGCCTGACGCTCGGGCTCGTGCGGGTCGGTGGTCTCGTCGAGCAGCGGGCTGTCCGGCTCGGGTTCGTCGACGCCGGATCCGGCGAGGTTCCCTTCGTCGTCGTAGGCGCCGAACTCGTGGTGGAAGTGCGGCCCGTCGTGGTCCTTGAGCAGCCGGCAGCCCACCCACTCGATCTCCTCGCCGGAGTCGTCGACCACGGTGGCGACAGCCAGGTCGCAGAGCAGCTCGGTCGGATCGGTGGGCTGTCGCAGGTCGAGGACGATGAACATGTCGTCGTCGCGGATGTCGACCTGCGCCCGGTCACCGCGGAGCTGGTCCCAGATGGGTGCCAGCTCAGCGGGGACGTCCGCGACGACCTGGAGGTTGATCGCCATCAGAACTCCTCGATGGGCGCGCCCGCAGCCGCGGGTGTGGCGTCGGGCAGGGTGGTGGCGGTCTGCGCGAGGTACTCGGCTTCGGCCAGCTGCACCCACTGGGCGTCCGCGGCGGTCGCCCGGCGGATGGTGAGGTCGCCGTAGAGGCCGAGGGCCTGCTGGCGGGGCACCTGGTCGCACTGCTCCTGGGTGGTGAGCTGGCCGCCAGTCGGCTTGCCGTTCGCGTCGTACGCCTGCCCGTGGGTGGTGGTGAGCGTGACGACGTCGCCGACCTGGTGCCTGCCGCCGAGCGCGCCCTTGGCGTCGATGTAGGCGGAGAAGCCGCCGCCGCGCAGGATGGTGCGCACGACGGTGCCGGGGGCGGCGACGGCGGGCGGGTCCTGGCCGATGCCGGCGGCCATGGTGGTGCCGGGCATGGCGACCATGGTGATGACGAGCTCCTGGCGGGGCTTGCCGTTGTCCTTCAGCTGGGGCTGGCCGTCCTTGAGGACGTCGCGCTGCTCGGGGTTCTTGACGAGGGCGCCGACGAAGGTGTCGCCGAGGCGCTGTCGTCGCAGCACGGGGATGCGGGGTCCGGAGGGGCCGTTGTCGTCGAGTTCGATGGGCATGGTGGGTCTCCTGTGTCTCAGGGGTTGGTTGGGGGAGTGGTGGTCAGGCGACCGCGACGAGCGCGGTCGTGCCGTCGGTGACGGCGAGGCGATGCGACTCGGCGACATCGGCCAGCTGGGTGGCCTGCTCGGCCGTGAGCGTCCCCAGCAGCGCCCCCACCCGATGCACCGGCTGGTGGGCGTCGTCGCCGATCACGAGCGCGAGCGCCGCCCGCGGCCCGGTGTCGTCGCCAGGGGTGTGCCCGTCGAGCTGGGCGAGACCGAGCGCGGCCCGGGCGATCTCCAAGCGGCGCAACGGGGTCGGCTGACCGGCCGGCGACATCGCCCACGGCACCCCGGCCGACTGGGCGTCGCGGATCCACTGGAGCACCTCGGCCTGCTGCTCGGGCGCCAACTGGATCAGCACCCGGCGCTGCCAGTCGACATCGGTCGGTTCGGCCACCGGCCCGTCATCGGGCGGCGCGGTCAACCGGTGCACCACAGGCGTCTGCGCGTCGGCGCGGCGCTCCGACTCTGCGGCCCGGGCGGCGGACACCGCCGGGTCCTCGACACCGAACGGCATGTGGTGCTGCGCCTCGACCAGGTCGAGCACACGGACCACCTGCTCGACCTGCGCCGGCGACCACGCACCGGGCCCGCCGTGCATCGCCTTCGGTGGTGGCACATCGGCCGGCCACAGCTGCGCCATCAGCGCGAGCGCCCCAGCGTTCGCCTTCACCTCGTCCATCCGGTTGACGAGCCACGCGACCCGCGCCTGGTGCAGCACAGCATCGAGCGCCGCGGCGAGAGGGACAGGAGTGGCCGATGGAGCGGTGGAAGAGGAAGGGTTGGCCGCTCCATCGGCCTGGTCTCCGACGCTGTGAGCCCGCGGCTCATGCACCGGCGACGTGCTCGGGGTGGTGGCCGCGTCCTGCGTTGCCGTGCTGGCCGTGCTGGCCGTGCCACCACCCTCGATCTCGACCTGCGCGAGCAGCCCCTTGCGGGACCGCCAGTTGCGCACGGCCATGGCCACCTCGAGCGCCTCGGCGCCCGCTGCGATGTCGAGCGCGTGCACGTCACACAGCCCCGAACCGGGCTGGACGTGCAGGATCAGCGCCTGGTCGCGGTCGACCTCGGGCATCGGCAACCGCTGGTCCTCGGAGCCGTTGGCCGCGGCGCCCTGGACGTAGAGGGCGTCGGCGCAGGCGTAGACCGCGAGCTGGATCGCCCAGGCGAGCGCCCCGTACCTCACCGAGGCGCCCGTCTTGAGGTCGGCGATGAACATGCGGCCGTCGGCAACGCGGCGCAGGGTGAGGTCGGAGGTGCCGGCGATGGTGTGGCGGTCGAGCACCACCATGACCTCGCTCATCCCGTCGACGACTTCGTAGCCGGCGGCGGTGATCGCTGCCTGCACGGCGGCGACGTCAGCGGCGTACGTGGCGGGCACCGCCCAGGCGGGGTCGGCGTGGGCTTTCTCGACCATGGTGTGCAGCGCGGTGCCGAGGTCGCGCCGTGCGGTTGCGCCGCCGGCTTCCTTGGCGCGCTCGCACACCTTGTCGAGCTCGTTGCGGTCGTCGGGGTCGGCGGCCTGGACGAGCGCGAGGAGGTCGGGGCGCTGGGCGAGACCGATGGCGGTCATCCGGTTGGCCCACTTCATGAGGTTCGACGTGTCGTCGAGCGCCTTGGCCACGGTGGTGGCCCGGGTGTAGCCCTGGGGCTTGTTGCCGCCGGGGGGGACGACGAGGTAGCGGCCCCACCGGTCTCGGCGGGCGTTGTCGCCAGGGGCGTCGAGCTGGATCGTCACGACGCACCTCCAGAGCGAGCGCGCCGTTCGACCGAGAAGCGCGTGTTCAACTCGTCCTCGGTGAGGCTTCGCTCGGTCTCGTCGTAGCGATGCGGCGGCTCGGGCACCGCTTTGTAGACCTCGGGCCGAACCAACTCGGTGAGCGGATCGTTGAGGATGTCCTGAGCGAGAGTGACCCAGTGCTCCCAGGTCCCCTCGGCGTTGCTGTTGCTGTTGCGTGGCGAGAACGAGGTGAACCAGTCACCCATCCACGGTGTCCAGACGAGGCCGCACCGCTTCGCAGCGCCATGAACGATGACCTCTTCGAAGTCGCTCACAGCGTCACGACCGAGGCTCGGGTGGTGGTGCCGTGCAGGGGCGCGGCGTCAGGCATCGACGGCGGCTGGCCGAGCGCAGTGTGCACCTCGGCCACGTCGTCGCTGGCGAGCTCGGCGATCAGGTCGAGCGTGCCCTGGCGGATCCGACCCGCGATCGCCAGGAGGTTCTCCAGGCGCTCGCGGTCGGTGTCGCCGGCGACGAACACCTTGCCGGCGTCGAACACCGTCGAGTCCTTCTCGAGGAACCCGACGTAGACGTAGTGGTCGTTCTTGAGCTGCACCCGCACGTCGTCGGGTGCAGCCTCGTGGATGGAAGGGGGGCACGCATTGGCCACTGGTAGTCTCCTGGTGTCGACGCCCACCCCGCTCCCAGTCAGAGCAACGGGGTGGGCATTGGTGTTGTGGGGGAGGGGGCCCGAGCCGGCCCCAGCGCTGCACCCGTCGGGGGGATGGGCAGGTGCAGGGCCGCGGCCCGGGCGGTCAGCGACGCGGCTCTGCGTCGTAGGCGTCGGGGAGGCCGCGCACCGCTGCGATCAGCAGCACGGCGATGGCCAACGTGAGCGTGGCGGCGAGTCGCCTCATCGGCGGGACCTCCGTTCGTTGCGGGAGTACAGGAAGGCGCCGACGATGACGGCGACCGAGATCACGGCGCCGATGGCGAGGTAGCCGTGGCCGAGCACGAACACGCCCGCGGTCACGACTGCACCTTCTTCCGGTCGCGCAGCTCCTCGTCCAGCGCCCCGTAGGTGAGCGAATCGCAGATGAAGAAGACGACCGTGAACGGCGTGAGGAGCAGGAACCGCCAGTCGACCCAGAGACCTGCCACGACCAGCGCCGGCGTTCCCCAGAGCCAGGCGTGGCACCATGCGCGCTCTCGCCACATCTTCCGGCGGACCTTCGCGTCAGGCCAGTCGGCCCACCGTTCGCGCAAGGTCTCGGACAGCGACTTCTTGGGAGCGGTCACTGGTCGCCTCCGGGCATCCGGTACTCGGCGAGCTCTTCGCGCTCCGGGGCCAGCCCGACCCACGCCAACACCGCGGCCGACACGGCCAGGGCGACGAAGGCCAGCGGGTGCTGGGTCGTCACGTAGACGACGGTGAGCACGGTGGTGACCGCGAGCAGCCGGATCACGACGCCACCGGCGGGAACAGGATGACGAAGACGGTGGCGCCGAACATGATGCCGGCGGCCAGCAGGGTGAGGGTGCGGAGCAGTCGCGTCATGCTGCGTCCTGGTCGAGTCGGACCACGGCGGCGATCTGGTCGGTGGTCGCTGCGGAGTCGAGCTCGAACAGCGACAGCGTCGAGATCACGACCCGGGAGCCGGGCGTCGCGTTGTCGCCGAGGTCCATGCGGCGGATCCGTCCGTCGCGGAGCAGCTGGCGGACCTTGTCGTCGCCGACCGACAGCAGGCGGGCCGCTTCGGTGATCGACACGCCGACCGGGTACGGCGCCGGGCGGGTGACGCCGGCAGCGGCGAGGCCGGCTTCGATGCCGCGGGCGACGGCGCCCTCGAGGAGCGTCTCGAAGCTCATGCGAGGTCTTCCATCGGTGGCCAGGGGAACAGGTCGGCGGGGGTTGTGCCGAGCGCCCGTGCGAGGACGACCTTGGTGTCGTCTCGGGGGAGGGCTCGCCCGCTCTCGACGAGGCTGACACCGGCCTGGGTCATCCCGGCGAGTTCGGCCACCCGGGCCTGGCTGAGGCCCAAGGCCCGGCGGCGGGCCGTCACCCGCGAAGCCCAATCGTCAGCGAGGCGCTTTGAGGTCCGGGGGCCGTCGTTCACAACACTCGTTATACCACCTTCGTTGTGGCGCTACAACCCCTGTTGTGAAATCACGTCGCTGAAACTACAGACACAATCAAGATTGTGGGAAGATCCACCACATGTCGACCGACACTCCAGCCATGTGGCTCGCGGCGTTGCTCGACGAACAGATGCACCAGCAACGGCTGACCCAGGTCGACATCGCCGACCGAGTAGGCGTGTCCCAGGCAGCCGTCAGTCGCTGGGTCATAGGCAAGGGGCTGCCGAAACCGGGGCAGGCCGTTCGGCTGGCCTGGGCGCTCGGACTCGAGCCGCTCAGCTTCATGGGCGAGCTGTGGCCAGAAGTCGCTGAAGCGCTAGCGGATCTGTCCGGCGGCGCGCTGAACGACTCTCTCGAGCAGCTCGGGGAGGCCGACTCCGAGTACGACGACGAGGTCGCAGCAGCGGCTGACACGGGTCGCCCCGGACCCCGAGGCCGGCGGTTCAACCGTCCGTCGCCGGAGCCTGAACCCGAGGGGCCGTGACTGTCACCGCGGCGCCCTACGGTGCGCCGGCATGGGTGCAGGACGGTGGAATCCGTGGAGAGCGTTGCGCGCTCGACCACACATCACGCTTGAGTGGAACCTGCTGCGAAGCGGTGGCCAGTGGGTACTACACGGGGATGGCTCAGTGACGATCCACCTCGATCCGCGTCTGTCCCAGCGTGAGCGACGCTGCGTGCTCGCCCACGAGCTCATCCACGATGAGCGCCGCATCGGCTACGGGCCAGCCACGCCGCCAGCGATCATCGAGGCGGAGGAGCGGTACGTGTGGCGGGAGGCTGCCCGCCGGCTGGTGCCGCCAGCGGAACTCGAGCAGCTGGTAGCCAGCACGACTCCGTTACCGCTAGAGGTGTGGGAGGTCGCCGACCACTTCGATGTCGATCAGCGAATCGCACGGCTCGCATGTTCGTTGCTCAGGAAGGGGAGCGTAGATGGCAGCACCGAGAGAATGGCGTCCTGACCCAACGGGCCGTCACCCGTACCGGGAGATGCGCGCTGGCAGCTGGGGTGACATGGTCGCCGCCGATGCCAGCGGGACCGGACTCGGCACCGATGTGCCCGGCGGTCGCCTCGCCAGAGGGGAGGCTCCGCCCAGCGCCGCCGGGAACGATTCAACTGCGAGTACGGCCGGCAATCAGACGCAGAGGTCGAGCGGTCGGAGCGGCTGGATCATCGTGGCGCTCGTCTTGGCGGCGCTGGTAGTCGGAGCATGGGTGGTGAACAGGAACAACGAGCGTGCTGCGATCTCGGCGCGCAGCGACCTCGTTCAGGCGCTGGCATCCACGTCGGTTGAGTTCTGCTGGAGCGGCACCGCCGCCGGCGTTGACCTCACCACGAACGTGGACGGCACCACGGAGCAGGCATCCGATCGTGCCAACGATCAGTGCATCACGCGCTCGGCGCGATCCACTGCGGTGATGTCGGTGCAGAACACCGGCTCATCAGGGTCCGTGTCCTGCGAGATCCGCAGCAAGGACGGCTACGTGCTGGACTCCGCGACGTCAACCGGCGCGTACGTCGTCGCTCAGTGCCTCGCATCGGTCTGACTGCGGGCATCCCATCACTCATCCCATCAACAGGGGTCCCGAGGGTGCCCGAACCGGTCCGGCCGTGTCGTCGGTCTCGCTGAATCCCGGGGGTTCCGGCACGCTCGATCAGGCGGTGTTCATCGACACGGAAGAGGTCCACGGTTCAAGTCCGTGTACGCCCACCACCCGGGACCCCTGCAACCGCAGGGGTCCCGCCGCGTCCGGCCGGTATCGGTCGCGACCGATGCGAGCGTCATCCCATCAACGGCATCCCACCACTCGGTACGCTGGCCGACATGGCAGGGTCGAAGCGAGAGCGGTCGCCGGGCGTCTGGGAGCTGCGGGTCTACACGGGCATGGTGCGGGGGAAGCGCCAGCAGGTGTCGCGCACGCACCGCGGCGACGCGAAGAGCGCCGAGGTCGAGCTCGCACGCCTGGTCGTCGCTGTCGCCGACGGCACACACGCACCAGCACCGCCCGTCGACCCCGACGACCCGACGCTCGGCGAGTGGATGGAGGCCTGGTACGAGCGCGAGTCGCCGGACTGGTCGCCAACTTCCGCCGCGACAGCGCGCACCGTGCTCGACGTGCACCTGCTACAGGACCTCGGCGATCTCCGCCTGTCCGAGCTGCGCCTCCGGGACGTCGAGCAGTGGCTGCGCACGCTCCGGGCCCGGGGCCTGTCGCCCGCCTCTCAGATCCGGTACTTCTCGGTGCTGCGAGGCGCGCTCGAGCAGGCCGAACGCTGGGAGCTGATCGCCAGGAACCCGGCGGCGAAGGCGGAACTGCCCAGGGTGCGGTACGAAGAGACGCACATCCCCACGGCGGCCGAGCTCGTCGCCGCGCTCCAGGTCGCGCCGACCATCCACCACCGCACGCTGATCTGGCTCGCCGCGGCGACCGGCGGCCGCCGCGGCCAGCTCGTCGCGCTTCGCTGGTCCGACTTCGACCTCGACGAGGGGCTCGTCACGTTCCACCGTGCCGCGGTGAAGATCGACGGCGGCGCGACCGTGAAGGAACCGAAGGGCGGCCGGCCGATCCGAGCGGCTCTCGACGACGCGACCGTCGAGGTGGTGCGCACGTACCGGCGGCACCGCCAGGAGCAGGCGCTCGGCGCCGGCGCCGGCCGGCTGCGGCCGAGCTCGTACGTGTTCGCCCGCGACGTGCAGGGCCGCGAGTGCTGGTACCCGGATCGGGCGTCGAAGATGTGGGCCGAGGTCCGCTCCGCTCGCGCTGAGGGTGAGGGCGGGGAGCCGGGCGAGCTGCTGCTGCCAGGGCTCCAGGGCGTCCGGCTGCACGACCTACGCCACGCGCACGCCACGCTGCTCATCGCCGCGGGCGTCGACCGCAAGACCGTCGCCGGCCGGCTCGGGCACGCCCAGGTGTCGACCACCGACCGCTACACGCACCCCGTGACGGCCGCCGATCGCGCCGCGGCCGACATCATGGGCCGGCTGCTGACCGAGGGCGCCTGACGAAACGCGGCGGGGGTGCGACTGACGAGACCCCGGACGCGCAAGTACCCTCCCCCGCAGAGCGAGGGAGGGTACCTATGGATCCTTGGCGGATCATCGGATGGATCGTGCTAGGCGTATTCGGGCTGCTCGTGTTGCTGGTGGGTGCGTCGCTGGTGCAGCGGTTCCTGCTGATGGGCTAGGCGGGACCCCATACCCGGCCCCGCACCCAGCTGCTCGGCTGCGGGATGTAGATCTTGGTGAACAGCCAGTCTCGAGCGAACGTCTGGTCGAACGTGGGCCACGTCACAGCGCCGCCACCGTGGTTCTCGCGCGAGCCCACGCCTCCGCGCATCAACGATCCCGAGTAGCTGCCAGGCGAACGAACCGTGAAGCTGTTGGCAGACGCGTAGCCGGGCGTCGCGCCCGACACCCCGCCTTGCGCCGAGAACATGACGAGCAGGCCGGCCTTGGCTGTTGAGGAAGCTGGGGTGATGGTTGTTGGCGCTGTCGACGTGTACTGCGTCTCCTGGTCGCATGTGATCGTGGTGGGGCTGACAACGCCGCGCCACGCCATGACGATCGACCGCCAGCGAGGCGACGAAGCTGCGCCGGACTGAGCAATCGTGACGGACGGTTCCGAACTGCCGGCGACTTTCCAGAACACGTGCTGGACGTACTTCTCGGTGGGGTCGAAGGTGCCGGTGACGACCAGCGGCGGCAGCGCCGACCATCCCGACGGCACGGTCCACGGGTCGCCGCCGTACCCCGAGGCGTTCCACTTGGCGACGTTGAACACCATGAGCAGGTCGCCTGCGGCGAGCCCGGTCGGCATGGTCAACGTGAGGCTGACCCCGTTGGTGGTGGTGCTGCCGGCGCCCCCGGCGTTGACGAACGAGACGGTCATCGGTGACCGGGAATCTCAGTCAGCGGTACACGTGAGGCGAGCGTGGTGCCCGCTGCGGGGGTGCCGCCCACTGTGATCGTTCGAGTCGCCATCAGATCTCCCTGGTCGTCACGGTTCGAGCGCCGCGACTCTGGCTTCGACCGCGGCGAACGGTGCGAGCGACGCTGGTGTTGCGACCCCGACCTGTACGTCGCCGTCGCCGCCGAAGTCGGTGACCGCGGTCAGGTCGACTTCGACGGCGGTGACGTTGCCGGTGGTGGGCCAGTCGATGGGGGTGCGGTCGGTGCCGAAGCCGGTGTCGAGCGCCGGCGACGACGAGTAGACGGCAGGCTGGTCGTTGGCTGCGCCGACGGTGTTGCCGGGGGTAGCGGTGTAGATCATCAGTGCCTAGTTGTGTTCTCCCGTGACAACAACGTCACGGGAGAACACAGCTAGCGAACCGACCACCGCCGGATCGGCGCTCGCACCGACGTCGATGTTGCCCTGAATCTTCGCCGTCAGGCTGTCGAGCCGTTCACGCTTGGTTGACATCAGGGTGTGCCCCCTGCCGCAGCAGCGGCGTCACGGATCTCTTCCAACGACTGCGCGTCCATCAGCGCGGCGATGAGCGTCGCGAGTCGTTCCTCTGCGGTCGGTTCGGGTGGCACAGGGATGGGCAGCCCCGTGAGCTGTTCGACCGTGTCGACCTCACCCTCCGGTGTGTAGGTGGTGCGGGTGCCGGTGCCGTCGCCGTTGTCGACCGTCTGCTCGACGACGTTGCCGTTGGCGTCAAAGGTGGTTTCGTTCATCATGCCGCCCTCACTGCGATCTTCGGTGCCGAGACATGCCAGTTCATCGACGGGCACGTCGAAGGGATTGACCCTGTCGTCACGCCGGTCAGCGTGCGACAGAACGCCGAACCGGCGGTCGCATTGACCATCGTGGTCGTCACTCCGGTAAGGGTGGGGGTGGCGAACGACGAGGCGTTCCACGAGCTGACCGTCGGGTTCGCCGAGTAGGCGTCACATAGGGCAGCGAGCCAGTAGAGGCCGGCTGTGGCGATCGACTGTGAGATCGTGATGGCGAGCAGTCCTGCGGTTGCGCCCATGTCGACCGTTCCGGCGTCAAGTAGTCGTGCCTGCCCGTCGGGTAGCCCATCTGTGCCCGACGGGTAGATGCCGAGCCGCCATGTTGTCCCCGACCCCGCAGATGTCGTGTAGACACCGATACGGTCGATGGTTCCGGCATGGAGATAGACCGGTAGCAGCGTCAACCTGCCAGCGAGCGCCAGCGAACCACCAATCACGGCCGACGGTAGCGGCGCGTCGGCCGAGTACCACTCGCCCGTGATCCTCGGCACGACATACTTGAGCGGCACCCCGAGGTCGGTCTTGACCTGTGCGACGGTCCGGTGTGTCCACGCCCCCGACTTGCGCTGGAGGAAGTCGTCGTTGCTGCCGCCCGGATCGGCGATGCCCGCGGCGGGGATGACCAGGTCGTCGAGCTTCTGGGCGACTTCCTGCACCGTGTCGTCGCTGGTGGTGAGGTTGCCGTTGAACCCCGACGCATCGACCGTCACCTGGGTGCCGGTGTGGGTGTGCGACGCAGCAGCAAAGTCGCCAGTCGCCGCCGTCGCCGCGGTACCAAGTCCGAGGTTGGTGCGGGCGGTCGCCTGGTTCGACACACCCGACAGGTCATCAACCAGTCCTGCCGCGGTACCTGCGGCGTCGAAGTCCCCGGTCGCAGCGACCGCCGCCGTACCCAAACCAAGGTTGGTTCGTGCCGTCGCTGCCGACGCAAGGTCTGACAGGTTCGATGCCTTCTTCGCGTACTGGGTGTGGTCGTCGTCGGACAGCCCGGTGAGCGCACCGTGATCCGACACACCACCACCGCCGGCGTTGGGGTCGGCGATGACCACCTGGAACACGGCGCCCGGGGTGGTGCTCGACTCCCACAGATCCTCGGCCACCGTCGTCGTCCACGTGTCGGTCACGGCGCCACCTCCACAGCGACCCGGGCCCGCACCGTCCACTTGTGCCGCATGATCACCTTGAGCAGCCCGTTGACCTCACACTGCGCCTCGATCCAGTAGTCGCCCGGCTCGATCGTCGCGGTCACCGCCTTCGGGATCGACCACTTGAGCACCGGGGTCGCCGCCTCGAGGTCGGTGCCGGTCGTCGAGATGTTCGCCGTCACGCCCTCCGCCGTCACCGACGTGGCCACCAGCACGGCGTCCTCGGTGCGGCCGTCGCGCAGCTGGATGAGCAGCGACGCGTTGTCGTACGTCGACGAGCCCGTCGTGCGGGTCCACTCGCGCTCCCAGTCCTCGCCGCGCGTGTCGGACCACTCGGCGGCCTCGGCCTGGGCCGCGGTGAGCGCCATCAGCCGACGCCCTTGTGCTGGTCGTAGGCGTTCTGCGCCGCCGAGACGAGGAACACGAGCGCGCCGGTCCCACCGACGAGCAGCGCTGCGGCACGTCCCGGGATGTCGACGCCCGCCTGGGTGAGCACCGCGAGCGCGCCGGGCACGGCGAGCAGCACGGCGACGATCACCTGCACGGCGGTCCGCCAGGTGCGCCGCTTCGGGCCCGGACCGGCCGGCATGACCTCGACGGTGACCGGCTCGCCGATCACCGGTCCGGTGTAGGGGGGTGGGGTGTCGGACATCGGAGTCTCCTTCAGGCGGCGGTCTTGTAGATGCGGAAGTCGGCGATCGACAGGTCGCCGTCGGCGATCTGCACGTTGATGCGCGGGTCCATCGGCAGGCGGGTGTTGCCGGCGGCGTCGATCTCGGTCATGGTCCGGTCGGTGTAGATGCCGCCGTACTCCTCGAGCGCGTTGACGATCGCGACGGTCTCGATGTTCGGGGCCTTCGCCCGCAGCCGCTGCGCCGTCTCGGGTCGCAGGCCGAGTCGGTCGCCGTACTCGATCGGCAGCGACGGGTGCAGCCCGTCGGAGAAGCGGGCCGGCCAGTGCCAGCGCGGCGACGCGGGGCCGGTGATCGCCAGGGCGCGCGGGATGTGCCCGGCGAGCATCTCCTCGGGCCGGGGCATGAGTGCGAGCATCGGGATCTTGGAGGCCGTGGCGGCGTCCGACTCGGCGAACGGGCGGCCGGTGTCGGAGCGGGTGACCTTGCGGGCCTGCCAGCCGCGCCAGCCGACACCGAGCGCCGCGGCTTCCCACAGCACCGGGTTCGGGCCCGACAGGTCCACGCCGAGCCACTGGGAGTCGCCGAGGAACCCGGTGGGGTCACCGAACCTGGCGACCACCGGGGGCAGCGGGGTGCGCCAGCCGAGCCCGCCGAACAGCGACACGGGCCACACCTGGGTTGCACGCACCCCGTCGACGAGCTGGTACGGGGTGCCGGACCGCACGTTGTCGTAGAAGCTGGTGCGGCACCGGATCCGGAACCCGAGTTCGAGCAGCATCCGGGAGCGCACCGTGTCGACCTCGAGGTCGCCGATCGGTCGATGCCACGGCATGTCCGGCCAGAACACGCGGCCGCCGAGGTCGGGGCACGGGAGCGCGGGCACGTTCTTCCAGCCGCCGGAGCGGATCGCCTTCGCCCGGTAGGCCTGGTCGAACGTGACCGGCATCGCTTAGGCCTTGGCGTCGACGGTGATGTCGAACCGGAGCTGCGACGCGATCGGGCTGCCCGAGAGGTCCTCGAACGGGACACCGAGGTCCTCTCGGAGCACCTTGATCTTGGCCTTGTTGGCCTCGTTCGTGGGCCGGTCGTTGACCCGCACCCGGAACGGCGTGCCCTCGTAGTAGAGCCACCACGTCTTGTCGTGGTGGTAGACGAGCTTCATCGGGTCCTCCTCGATGGGGGGTGGTGGGACGGTGACGGGCACCTCTGCGGGCCCGTGGCCGAGGTGTGACGCTGCGAGCATCGCTGTGATCTGCCGGGCGTCGGATGGCCAGCCGCGGAACTCGAAGTGCATGCCGTCGGGCCGGCGCCATGCGCCGCCGTGGTCGAACCCGTACGCGTTGAACAGGTCGATGATCCACTGGGGCGGGTTGCGGTGGACGCCCATCGGGTACTCCTGGGCGTCGATGTCGATCGCGAGGCCCCAGCTGTGGTTCGACGCGACGTTCCGACCGCGGATCGGCCGGTTGCTGTAGCCCCACTCGTCGTCGACGTCGTCCGGTCCGTGGTCGAACCAGTAGCCGCGCCGCTCGACCTCGTTGACGACGAACCGGACGATCGGGGCAATCAGCTCGTGGACCTGCCACTTGGCCCCGGAGCGGGTGGCGCGCACCCACTCCATCTCTGAGGAGCGGTCGACGGGCCAGCCCTGGCCCCAGCCGCGCAGGTTCGCCGGCGCGGTCACGCCTGACGTCCGATCTCTTCGCGGAACATGGCGAGGACCTCCTTGCCGACCGAGCGGCCGACCTCGCGTCCGATCGACTCGCCGAGCGTCGACGTGACCGCGCTGATGTGGCCGCGCATCTCGGCGATCTCTCGTTCGCAGTCGTGCTTGTCGGTGAGCCGGGCTCTGTGCTCGACCTCGAGGCGGCCTCGGAGGTCGGCGTTGTCGGCCCGCAGCTCGGCGTTGATCGTCGTCAGAATCTCGACCGACGCCTTCGCTGAGCTCGACCGGGCGATCGCGAACGCGGCGCCGCCGGCGGAGGCGAGCCCGACGATCGTCACCAGGAGGCCGAGCCAGGCCGGCACGTCGATGGTCATGGCGATCACGTTGTGGTGCCTCCCAGGCGCACGGTGATGGTGGTGAGAGCGGTGTTGTGGGCGTGCGGTGTGGTCACGTCGCCGCCATGCAGAGCGCGGTCGCTGAGAGGCCCTGAGCGCCACCGGCGGCGGTGGTCTCGACGTTGAGCCAGTCGGTGACGGTGACGAGCACCGGGGTGAGGATCTGCCGGTAGAAGTTCTCGCCCGTGGCCAGGGTGCAGGTTCCGATCGATGAGCCGTTGACCTCCGCCCGCACGGTGGTGGCTCCGGAGGCGCCGGCGACGTCGGCCTCGAGGTCGAACGCGATGACGAGGAGCGGTTCGTCGGGCCGTTCGGGGGTGCCGCGGTCGCCGACGATCGTGACGCCGGATCCGCCGGTGGAGAACCGGAGCTTCACCGGGGTGAGGTTCTCGACCTCGAGGACGAACGCGTCGCTGGTCTCGGCGGTCTCGGAGCGGCCGTCGAGGGTGCCGGACACCTTGCGGAACCAGCGGTCGTTGCGGGCGGAGGTGTCGTCGCGAGGGACGCCGAACCCGGAGGTGACGAACCCGTTGCCGTCCTTGTCGGTGTCGACAGCTCGCGACACGCACCGCCAGGTGCCGGAGGTGCCGTCGCGGTTCGGGAGCGTGACCCGGTCGCGCACCCGGTACTGGGTGGCCTCGGTCATGGCGTGGCGGACGTCTTCGATCGACTCGCCGGCGGTCGACAGGTTGACCATCTGGCGGGCGGTGTTCCAGAACGTCTGGATGCCGTCGGTGGTGTCGGGGATCGACAGGTACCCCTCGAGTGGGTAGTCGTCCGCGCTGGTGGCCAGCTCGAGGTAGCCGCCCGCCCAGCGGGTCAGCATGACGGTGACCTCGGGCGTGGTCGAGTGGTGGGTCAGCTCGAGGACGTTCTCTCTGGGCACGAGCTCGACCCCGGAGTCCTCGCCGCCACCGACAGCGGTCCCGCCGCCTTCGAGGTCGAGACCGAGGATGTTCCACAGCTGGAGCTCGCGGCCGTAGGTGCTGGCGAAGTCGACGGCGAACTCGGTGTAGTTCTCGGCCAGGGACCGGTAGGCGTCGATCACCTTCGATCCGACGCGGGTGGAGAACTCGGCGATCGTGGGGAGCGGGTCGCCGGCGGTGTCGTCGTTGCCGGTGAACCCGAAGGTCCAGTTCGACAGCAGGAAGGCGTCGCGGTCCTGGGGCTCCTCGATGAGGGATCGGGCGATGCCGGCGACGTTGTACCCGGGGCGGGGTTGCCCGAAGTCGACGCACTTCCAGCCGTTCGCTGCCGACGTGTAGGTGACGGGGTCCTCGACGAGGCCCTGGCCGTAGTCGAGGTGGGGGAACGCGACGAACGCGAAGCCGGTGATCTCGCCGGAGTCGCCGGCGCCCTGGTGGGAGAGGCGGGCGACGATGCGGTGGGTGCCCTCGTTGGCGGCGAGCGTGATCTTCTTCGGCTTGAGGGCGTCCTTGGCGTCGATCGTGAGGATCGGGACGCCGTCGCACCAGATCGTCGCGGAGGTGAGCGGACCCGTGGCGAAGAACAGGTCCCACGAGACGTAGGGGGCCTCGGCGTCCCAGGTGCCGGTGCAGTACCAGTCGCCGTTGGGGTGCGCCCCGCCGGAGATCGCTCGGGGTGCGATCCACTGGGTGAATGGGTAGGGCCACGGCGACGGTGCGCCGATGTACCCGTTCGGTGGCCACTCGGGCGGGGTCTGGCCGGTCGCTTCGATGTCGACCGCGGTCGTCCACGAGCTGTAGGACGGGAGCGTGGCGTAGTTCCAGTAGCGGGTGTCGGCGAACGGCTTCGACGCGAGCCGGAGACCGTCGAGGTAGCCGCCTGACCACGCGCTGATCGGGGTGGGCCCGTAGACGATCGCCCGGTCGAGCTCGGCGAGCGTCGACCGGCCGGAGTAGGTCGTGATCTGGGCGGCTTCTTCGCCGCCGGCGACGGTGACCTGCACGATGTCCTCGATGACGCCGACGAACGCGGCGACGCCGAACTCCTTGAACAGGACCGTGGTGCCGTGGGCGAGGAGGATCCGCTGCTCGTCGGTGTTCTGCATCGTGAAGGAGAACGAGCCCAGGTCGTTGTGGGTCTCCTCGTACTTGATGCCTCGGGCGGCAGTGAGCCGGGTGGTGCCGACGTACGCGGTGACCTCGGGCAGCTGCGCGGCGACCGGGGTGGGCTTCGGTGTGACGGTCGCCGGCATCAGAGGAACGCCCCGGCGGGGATCCGGATGACCAGCTGGCCCTCCCAGAGACGCCAGTCCTGGCGGGCGCCAGGGACGAGCCAGCAGTGGATGTCCGCTGTGCGGACCGAGCCTTCGCCGGGCACCTGGAGCGTCGCCGCCCTCGTGCGGTTGCCGGTGAGGGTGCGGCCGGTCAGCACGTTGGTGCGCAGGTAGTTCATGTTCGACGCGAGCCCGATCTGCTCGGCCCGGTAGATGCCAGAGGCCGCGTACGCAGCGCCGGTGTGGTCGACGTCGCCGACCATCTGGAAGTCGAGCGACCACTGCGCCGACGTGTTGCGCATCGGGACGGGGTCCTCGCCGTCCTTGCCCGGGATCGTCACGTACTCGCCCCGGAGCGCCGAGTCGAACTGGAGCAGCGACACGTTGCGGATCCGCCACGCCGCCGTGTGCATCGACACGCTGTTGATCTTCAGCTCACCGGCACCGAGCGCGACCTCGAACCCCATCAGCTCGCCACCAGCTTCCGGGAGGCGCGCAGGCCGCGGCCGGAGCGGCGAGCGACACCGCGAAGGCTCTCGACGACCGCCGCGCCGGCGAGCTCGTCGTCGCGCGCGGTCAGCTGGATGACGACGCCGTCGATGACCAGGTCACCCTCGCGCTTCACGACAGCGCCGCCGGCCGGCTGGTCGCGGACGATCTCGGGCCAGCGGGCCGACTGGTTGAGCTGAGCGACACGAGCTGGGCCGAGAGCATCGACGGTGCTCTTCTTCAGCATGAACTCGCCGGCCGACGCTGCGATCAGGACGTCGTCGCTGGTGCCGGTCCCGGTGCCCTCGATCGGTCCGCCGGCAGCTCGGCCGTACAGCGGGATGCCGAACTGGTCGACCGGGACCCGCTGGCCGGGGTCCACGCCCCCCGTCAGCCTGCCAGCACCCGCCTGCGCCGCCGACCCCGCCGCTCCGCCTGCAGCGATGGCGAACAGCGCCATGCGGCCGAGGAGCACGTCGTACGCGCCCGACACGCCGCCGAGCGCGCTGGCCCAGAGGAGTGCCTGCGCGACGAGCGGGTCGAGCTGCGCCTTCATGGTCGCAGCCGCCTCGCCGACGGGCCCGCCGCGCGCGATCCACTCGTCGAGCTTCCCGTTGAGCTCCCCGACCGCCTCGACTCCGTTGTCCCTGATCCACTGCGCCAGGTCGGCGTCGGCCGCCTGGACAGCGAGGTTCGCTTCGATGACCGCCTGGGCGGCCTCGGCGTACTCGTCGCTGTTGATGCCGTGCTGGGCCTGCACCTCGGCCAGCTGCCCCTGGGCATCGACGACACCCTGGTTGGCGTCCGCGAGGCCCCGCTGGGCGTCCTCGACGGCACGCTGGGCGTTCGCGATGTCGTCGGCGCGCTGCTCGGCGTTGCGCCGCTCGTCCTGCTGGCGGCGGCTCGCGTCCTCGAGGTCGAGCACCGCGGTGTCGCGCATCGTGAGCGCCAGGGCGTCGCCGGGGTTCGCTGCGAGCCGCCGGTTGGCCTCGGCGAGCCGGTTGCGGGCATCGGCGATCTCGTCCTCGGGCGACACCGACTTCAGTCCGAACATCGGGTCGTCGTTCAGGACGTCGTTGAGCTCGGCCTGGGCATCGGCCAGGCTGCGGGTGGCGTCCTCGACCCGGCGGCGGGCGTCGGCCAGGTTGCGGCTGGCGTCGACGATCTCCTTGCCGTTGGTGTCGGCGGCAGCGGCCAGGTCCTCCTCGGCGTCAGCGAGCCGCTGATTCGCGTCGAGCAGCCCCAGGATCGGGTCGAACGCCCCCTGGAGCGCATCGACGTAGCTCCTCGCCCCTGAGGTGGCCTTCTCGCCGGCGCCGGCGGTGCGGTCGAACGAGTAGGCCATCAGGTCGAGCGAGCCGCTCGCCGACGATGCCTCGTCGGCAACCTCACCGGCGCTGTCGGCGAAACCCTCGTTCTCGCCGGCGGCGGACGCGATGTACGCCCGGTAGTCGTTGACCTTGTCGCCGAGCTTGTTGAACTGGGCGGTGGCCTCGACGCCGAGGTTCGGGGGCCGGAGGCTCTCGATGTCGCCCAGGTAGTCGAGGACGCGGGCGAGCTGCTCGGGGTCCTTCGCGTAGAGCTCGTCGAGGAACCTCGTCAGGTCGTCGATCTGGACGGAGAACTCGCCGACCTGGATCTTGCCGACGTCCCTCCCGGCGGTCGTCAGGCGGTACAGGGCGTCCGATAGGTCGTCGACGGTACCGGCGGTCGCAGCAGCGCCGTCAGCGATCGTGGCTTCGATGTCGGCGTTGGACGTGGCGCTCTTCAGCTCGTTGACCGCGGTCGCCAACCCGACCGTGTCGCGAGAGGCATCGTTGAGCGCCGAGGCAACCTGGAAGGCAGCGAGCGCGCCGAGAGCTATGCTCAGCCCCGCTGCCGCCTGTCCCGTCTTCGTGAGGTCACCCTCGGTGGTGCGCAGCCGCCCACCGAGCTCGGTCGCCATCTCGTAGGCCTTGATGCCCTGGCCGGCGACGAACGCCAGCCCGCCACCGGCGAGCGCGCCGACGGTCGCGTACGTGGCCAGCGTGCCGACCAGCCCGTTGGACGCCTCGTCAGCGGCGGAGACCGCCTCGGCGCCGTCGGTCAGCACCCCGACGAGCTGCTCGATCACCGGCAGCGCGGCGTCGCCGGCCTCGGTCTTCAGGTCGCCGTACGACGCTGCGAGCTGCGCGTTGCGGAACGCGTTCGTCTCGGTGACGTCACCCGACCGGGCGAGCGTCGCCGCGGCGGACTCGTTGATGATCGCGAACGTGGCGGTGGCCTTCTCGGCCATCGTGAGCTCGTCGGCGCTGGCCTTGCGGGTGTCGGCCAGCGCTCGTTCCTGGATCGCCGCAGCGGAGATCGACGGGACGAGCCGCTGCAATGAGTCGTACTCGCCGATGAGGCCGGCGGACACGGCGTCGAGCGCGTCGGCGGGCGACTGGCCCTTCAGCAGCGCGAGCTGCGACACGAGCCGCACGGTCTCGACGGTCATGCCCGCCGCGGCGTTCTGGCCGATGCCGAGGCCGACGGCGAGCTCGCCGATGTTCGCGACGTACTGGGCGGCGGCCTGGTCCGCCAGCCCAACGTCGTTCGCGTCGCGCACGAACTGCTGCGCGCCGGCGGCCGCGGCGCCGAAGTTGCCGTCGATGCGCGCCAGGTTGGCGTCGAGCTGGCCGGCGGCCTGCGCCGCGCCGTACAGACCGACCGCGGCGACCGCGCCGGTGCCGACCGCCGCGGCGCCCCACGTGGTGAGGCGCGACCCCATCAGCGCGAGCCGGTCGTCGGCGCGGCCGAGCTCGCGTTCCGCCGCGCCGCCGACCTTCTCGATCTCGGTGATCGCGCCGCGCCCGTCGCCGGTGATGATGAGCGCGAGGACTTCCCGTGCGGTGGTCACTGCTCACCCCCAGTAGTCGTCGTCGGGCTGGCTGTTCGGGTACCTGAGGACGTCGCGTTCGACGAGGTCGTCGACGAGGAGCTGGAGGTCACACCACCGCTGGCGGCGCACCACGTCTGGTGGCCACCCCTTGAGCTCCGCGAACAGCGCGATCAGGTACTCGCCGGTGCGTCCACCGTCGGAGGGTCCTGCTCGCCGTCCTCGCCGTCGTCGGCGGGCTGGTCACCGTCGGCCTCGTCGCCGATGGTCGGGACCCGCTTGTAGAAGCTCGCGAGCTTCGGCGAGGTGAGCACGTTCGGGACCTTGAGGTCGCGCTTCGCGCACTGCCTGGCGTACAGGTTGAGCATGAGCTCGCCGTCGCCGACGACGGGCATCTCGACGACGTGCGACCACGACGTCTTGTGCGCCTTCGCCAGGTCGACGACCTCGCCGTGGAGCAGCTCGTCGGTGCGGACCTTCTCCCCGTTGGGGAGCGTGATCTCGTACGCCATCAGATCACACCGCGGGTGATCGCCCCGGCCGCCTTGTAGGTGACGGACTGGCCGATCTTCTTGGTGACGCCGCCGTCCTCGGACACGGCGAGGATGATCTTGCCGTAGTTGTACTTCTTCTTGCCGGCGCCGGCGTCCCGGTTGGGGTACAGGTAGTGCATGCGGGCCTTGCCGTCGGCGGCCTTGTAGAGGAGGTCGGAGTCGAGGTCCTGGTTGGCGGTGAACTGGCCCTTGTAGTCGGGCAGGCCCGCCACGTACTCCTTGTTGTCGGAGTCGGAGTGGCTGGTCTCGACGTCGTCGGTGGCCCGGTCCGTGGACCAGTCGACGACCATCGGCACCAGGACGGGCACACCGTCGGCGTCGTCGGACATGTCGAGCAGGATGCGGACCTTGCGGCCGTGCTGCGCGGTGGTCATGGTGCTGTCTCCTTGGGACGGCCGCTCGGCCGGTTGGGGGGTGGGGTCACGAGACCTTGCGCAGCAGCTCGGCTGCGTGGTGCTCGAAGGTGCGCTCAGCGACCGCGGCGCGGGCCTGGTCGGCGAGCTCCTGGCGGCGCTCTGGCCGCTCGAGGTAGTGGTGGATGATCTCGGTGAGCTCGGCCGGGTCGGTGAAGGTGGGGAGCATCGGGAGGATCTCGTCGCCCTCGCCGCCGTGGTTCGTCGGCGAGTGCCGGGCGTAGAAGCAGCCGGTCGCTGCGAGCTCGACTTCGCGTGGGCCCATCGCCCAGCCGCCCTCGAACGCTTCGTCGGCGCGGTCGTCGTTGGTCCGGTAGAGGTTGGCGGAGATCCGTGCGCCCCGGTACACCTCGGCGGTCTCGTCGTTGTCCATGCACGCCTGGGGGCGGATGAACGGGATGAGCGGCGATGTGTCGGCCACGCCGTCCCAGAGCCCGGCGAGGAGCACGTTGGCGTCGCGCCAGGCGACCTGTTCGAAGAACCGGGTGCGGGACGGGAACGTGGCGCCGGCGGTGCCGACCCAGGCGAAGTCGAGGTCGTAGCGGGACGGGCCGGGCTTGTGGACCGCGGGGTCGTAGCTGTGCGGCATGTAGATCGACTCGGCGACGTCGTTCCACACGTCGATGTTCAGCGGGTCGTTGAGCACGTTCAGGTCGACGTGCGGGGCGACGAGCAGCTGCTCCTGGTCTTCGTAGGGGCACTCGGTGTGCAGCACGATGACCTTCGACTCGCCGCGCTTGCGGATCTGGTCGTAGATGTAGGCGGGGATCAGCCGGGCGGACACGACGATCACCAGGTCGGGCTGGAACGTGTAGCAGGCCTCCCAGAGGCCGTTCGACGCGCAGCGGAGCGCGTCGATGTCTTCCCAGAGCCGGTGGTACTCGCCGTCGTGCTCGAAGTGGGCGGACTGGAACGCGTGGAGCCGGTCGTTGAAGTTGAAGGGGCGCACGTCGACGCCGTTGGCGATCAGCCCTCGGATCCACCCGCGGTACACGTCGGCGACCGCCCAGTGCGGCCCGGGGTGTACCACGATCGCCTTCATCGGACCGCGACCGCCCGCACGTCGTCGCCGAGCTGGTTGACGGTGACTCTCGCGAACGATCCTTCGAGCACTCGGCGGAGGTCCGCTGGATCGATGTTCTGGTACCACTCGCCGGGTCGGAGCTCGCCGCCGTCGACCGCCGAGTGCGGCGCCCGGCCCGGGCCGGCGGCGGTGAAGATGAACAGGCCGTCGTCGCTGGTGAGGAGGTTCGCGGCGTGCCAGATGATGTCGGCCCACTCGGGGGTGTGCTCGGCGACCTCGAGGCAGAGCGCCACGTCGAACGGTTCGATGTCGCCGTAGTCGAGGATGTCGCCGATCCAGGTGACTCGCGGTCCGCCGACCAGGTCGACGACCTCCCACTCGGACTGCGGGTGGAACAGGCCGCCGGGGTGGCCGTTGATGTCGCGGCCGCCGATGTCGAGGATCCGCAGCGGGTGTGTGGCTGCCGGTGCGCTGGTGCGCACCCACGCCATCGCCTCAGCGTGCACTGGCGGTCACCTGAACGTCTCCACGAGCGCCCGGCGGTGAGCTGTGGTCCAGACCTCGCCGACCTGCTGGCGGCTGGCGTCGACACCGTTGCGCCACGGGTGGCGGCCGGTCGACTTGGCGGTGGTCCAACGGCGCACGACGCCGTTGAACTTGATGACGGCGCGCCGGTCGCCGGTCACGTTGACGCCGAAGATCTTGGCCGCCGACCGGGTGTCGACCCGGATGCGTCGCTTGCTGCCGATCGGCGCGTCCGGGTCGCGGTAGGAACGCGACCGGGTGCGGACGCCGTCAGCTCGAGCGAACCGGGAGAACACGTAGTGCCGGTCGATGTCGCCCTCGACCAGCTGGGCGGACCCGGTGGCCCCGACCACCGCGCGGGTCTGCGCGCCCCTGCCGATGAGCCGGTAGCGGGCACCGACCTTGCGTTCCTTCCGCTTGTACTTCCTGGCCGAGCCGGGAGCGTCGGTGATGCGGGCGGTGCCCGACAGCATGAAGTCGCCGCCCGTCGCCGCTGACATGCGGGTGCGCACGTTCGTCGTGACGGCGAGCGCCGCGGCCTCGGTGCCAGCCCGGGTCGCTTCCTCCGTGGCTGTGATCATCGCTTCGAACTTGCGGGCGAGGTCGGCCGGCGATGACGAGGTGCCCATCAGTAGAACACCTCCACGTCGATCCGGACGCCCCAGTACGTGGTGCCTGCGACGTCGATCTCGCCTTCGGCCCACTCGCCGTCCACCGCGGCGTCGACCCCTTCGCCGAGCCCGAGGTCGGGCGCCGCGCTGACCGCCGCTGCGATGCTCTGCGGGCCGGCGATGACCTGGTCGATGGTCTGGTGCTGGGACTCGTCGGTCGCTGACACGACGGTCCAGACGGGGATCGTCACGGACCGTGACCCGGCGATCTCCTCACCGTCGCACGTCTCGGCCTTGCCTTGGCGGGACCCGGGGAACGACTCGGGCGGGTTGACGCTGCGCGGCGGCCGCTGCCGGCAGCGGATGCCGGTGGTGACCGAGATGGTGCCGGCGAGCGCCTCCATGATCTCGGGCAGGGTGCGCACCGCCATCAGGCCATCCCCGCGATCGCTCGGCCACGACGGAACGGGGCGAGCAGCAGCTGCACGTCGCCATCCTCGAAGCGGCTGATCCTGGTGACGCCGAACCCGTCCAGCCCTTCCATGCCCTCGGGCGAGTCCTTGCGTCGGTAGACCTTCGCCGCCTTGATCAGCGTGGCGGCCACAACGTCCTCGGGGACCGCTGCCCAGCCCCACGTGCCTGTGACCCGCACCCACGCCGCGAACCGGAACGTCGCACACACCTTGGTGATCGGCTTGCCGTCGTCGGCTGCGTTCAACGGCTCGGTCCACCAGTCGGTGGCTGACCGGGTCGCCCAGCTCTGTCGGTCGCTCGACTCCTCGACGAGCGTCACGGTCGTGGCGTCATCGATCAGCACCGTGTCGATCCGCTCGGAGCGGAACAGCTTGGCGGTGGCAGTGCTGGCGACGATGAAGCGCCGGTTGGTGTACTCGTCGACGGCGGAGGAGGCGACGACGACGGCACGGTCGAGCGCTTCCTGCTCGCTGCTGCTCGGGTCGCCACCCAGGTTGAGGTGGGCCGCCAGCTGCTCAGCCGTCGCGTAGGCCATCAGTCGTCGTCGACGTCGGTGAGGCGGGCGACGAGCTCGGCCTTGGTGCCCGACGTGTCGACGCCGCGCTCGGTCGCCAGGGTGACCAGGTCGGCCTTCTTGAGCGCCGACAGGTCCTCGCCGGGTGCCTCCGCCGGGGCGGCGTAGCCGCATCGGATGAGCTCGGCGGCCTCGTCGTCGGGGAGGTCCACGACATCGCCGCTCTGCGGGCCGTTCTCGACCAGCTGTGCGAACAGAGTGACCAGCATCAGTCGTCGTCGACGTCGGTGAGGCGGGCGACGAGCTCGGCCTTGGTGCCCGACGTGTCGACGCCGCGCTCGGTCGCCAGGGTGACCAGGTCGGCCTTCTTGAGCGCCGACAGGTCCTCGCCGGGTGCCTCCGCCGGGGCGGGCGGGCTGGCCGGTCCGGTGTCGACGGTGAGGTCGTCGAGCGGCTGGCGGTCGAGGTTCGCGATGGAGCCCTCGGGCACCTCGATCTCCTCGCCAGCGGGCACGGCGATCTCGAGCTTGGCGATGCCGTTCGACCTGTTGCGGTAGCGGCGCAGCGGCCGCAGCCCGGGGGTGGGATCGTTCATGTGGTCTCCCATCGTTCGACGAGCTCGTAGGGCGAGCCCTCGTCCTGGTGGTGCGGGAAGTAGGGCCTGTGGCCGCTGACGGTGAAGAACTCGCCGGCTTCGTGGAGCTCGGCGAGGAGCAGCTGGTCGAAGGCCCATCGGTAGAAGCTGCGTGGGTCGTCGATCTGTGGCAGCTCGAACATGTGCTGCGTGGTTCGGGCCCGTTCGGGCTGCGTGGAGTCCGGCGTGGTCGCCTGGACGCACAGGTACCGGTTGCCGGGGCCGCCGAGGCGGAACGCCCAGCCCGGCTTGTAGGTGATGGTGGCCACCAGGCCGGCCGGGTCGAGCCCGGCCGGCCGTGGTGTGTCGGCCATCGTCAGGGGGTGACGTTGTAGCCGATGGCCGTGTCGTCGTTGCTCGAGGCATCCCCGATGTTCTGGAAGTCCTCGCGCATGAAGCCGACGACCACCCGCTGGTAGGTCTCGCGGTAGATGCTGTCGTCGACCTCGACGTCGAGCGCCATCCGCTGACCCATCGCCCACTCGCTGCGGTTCACGCACAGGTTGTAGGTCTTGGTGCTGGTGATCCCGTCCTGGATGCCCGAGGCGTTCAGGTTCTCGCGCACGTGCTCCGACACGATGATCGGGATGCCGTACACCGACGCCAGCTGGCCGTTGAGGATGGTCGCGTTGGGCCCCATCTTGTCGACGGTCAGGACGTTGGAGTCACTGATCAGGTCGTGGGCCGCCGACACGCCGACGATGAACGCCAGGTCCGCGGGGTTGAGGCCCCACTTGCCCATGAGCGCCCGGATCGCCGCCAGGTTGGCCACCGTGCTGGTGGTCGTGGCGGCCGAGGCGTTGGCGAGCGCCCGCTTGCGGAGGCCGTCCCATGCGGTGCGGGGATCGGTCGCGCCGATCGACTGCACGTCGGCGTCCTGGTGGGTGCCGTCGGAGTCGCCGTCGAGGATCGCCTTCTCCTCGGCGTCGACGAACGCCTGGATCAGCTTCCGCTGCGCGTAGGGCAGGATCGCGAGCGCCGAGTCCGCCTCGAGCGACCGGGAGAACAGCGTGCGTGCGCCGAAGATCTCGGCGTCGAACGTCGCCGCGACCGTGCCGGGCGTGGAGGCGCCCACCTTGGTCTCGGTGTCGCCGGTGGGCTCGGCCACGCGGTAGGCGGTGGCGTCGGCGCCCTCGATCGGCCACTTCCACGGGTTCGTGGGCAGGTCGATGCGGGCGAACAGCGCCGAGACGCGGCCGGCGGCACGCACCTTCTCGTGGAGGCTGGCGCCGATGCCGGTCGGCACCCAGGTGCCGCCCTCGCCCGAGGTGTCGACGTCGAGGGCGCGGCAGATCTGCGCCCAGCGGTCCGCGAACAGGCGGTGGGACCGGGCGGCCTCGAAGCCGTCGCGCGAGGACTTGGAGCCGCGGTCGACGAGCAGACCGAACAGCGCCATGTCGGCGACGGTCTGCTGCATCGCCCGGATCGCCTGGCGCTGCTCCGGCACGAAGTCGGTGATGCGCGGCGCCTGGACCAGGTCGTCGTCCTGGGAGCGGACCACGACCTGCTCGACGGCGTTCACCGCGGTGCCGTGCTGGTGGAACCGGCCGGCCTTGTCGAAGGTGCCGGCGGGCACGGCCTCGTCGGTCGCCCACAGCAGCTCGTCGAGCGAGCGTGCGGCGTGCGCCGGGGCGGTCGTGATGGTGTTGACGCCGACGCTGGCGTAGCGGGCCCGGCGCAGCTCGGCCGCCTCGAAGCGGTCCGCGTCGGCGCGCTCGATCTCGGCGTGCGCGAGCACGCCGTCGATCTGCTCGACGCGGGCGACGGCCGCGTCGTGGCGGGTGCGCTCGTCGGCCTCGAGGACGGAGCGGGATGCCTCGCGGGCGGTCCCGAGGATGTCGTCGATCTCGGTCAGGAGACGGCTGCGCTCGTCGCGCAGGTCGTCGATGGAGGGGGTTCCCTCGGCCATGGTGTGTCCTCCTGGGACGGATTGGGGGGTGGGGGTGGGGGTCCTCAGCTGCGCCGGCGGCGCTGCGCCGCTGCGAGCTCGAGGAAGTCGACGGACGCAGCGGGGTCCACGGGAGGTGCCTCGACGGCTGGCTCCTGGGCTGCTGTGTCGTCGGTTCCGTCCTGTCCGTCCGAGATGCCGGCGGCTGTCTCGGTCTGGGTGGACGAGGCCTTGAGGAACGCGGCGATCTGCTCGACCTGCTCCTCTGTGACGCCGACCTGCTCTGCGACGGAGCGGACGGCGACGATCTCGGCGCCGTTGTTCACGGCGTGGCGGGCGGGCCCGTAGTCGGTGAGGCCCAGGCCGGTGTGGCGGTAGCGCGGGAGGCCGGCGACCGGGTCGACACCGCGCTCGATGGACTGGAACACGTCACCGCGGAACGACTGGGCGTGGATGGCGCCCTCGCGGATCAGCTCGAGCACCTCGTCGGCCAGGTCGGTCTTGGCGTAGCGGGTGCGGGTGAGCAGGCCGCGAGCCTCGGCCTTCACCTCGAGGGGCGTGCCGACCGGCATGGAGTAGCGGTCCGAGGGCGTGTGGGTGCCGGGGATGAAGCCGTGGTTGAACAGGACCGATGTGCGCGTCAGCCCGTGCATGCCGAGCCACCGGTTGAACGCTGCGCGGTCGATCTCTTCGATGTAGCGGCCGTACTGGTCGGACACCTCGTAGGGGTCGTCGAAGGTCGCCGCGTACGCGGTGACGGTGCGGCCGTCGCCGCCGCGCTCGATCTCCATGTCGATGATCGGCACGGCGCGTGCGATCGTCAGGCGCTCGGTCATGTCGGAGCTCCTTCCAACCCGGCGGGCAGAATGGTGTCGAGGCCGGCGCCGAGCCGGTCCACGATGCGGCGCGCCTCCTCGGCGCTGAGGACGTCGGGCACCCCGAGGTAGATCTTCTGGATGGTCTCGGCGATGGTGCGGGGCGACGCCTCGCCGGCGGAGTCGTCGATGGCGTCGGGCCCGACCATGCGCATGTTGAGCGGCACGAGGAAGTAGTCGAGGCCGGCGATTCGGTCCCAGCCCTCGTCCTCGCGCCACTCGTTCGGCGAGAGCGCACCCTTGTCGACGGCGATGCCCTTGGCCTCGAACCTGGTCTTGATGTCGCCCCGGAGCAGCCCGTCGAGGTCGGCCTCGGTGAAGTTCAGCGCGGGCGTGAGGTCGGGATCGAAGCTGAGCCAGGTCTCGATGCGTTCGACGATCGGCTTCACGCCGTCGGTGACGGACTCGATGGCCTGGTGCTCGATGTTGGAGAACGTCGCCCGGTCGAGCTCGTAGAGCTTGTGGGGCGGCATGCGGAGCAGCCGGGCGACGTCGAGCACCCCGTACTTGCGGGTCTCGAGCAGCTGGGTCTGCTGGGGGTCGAGTGAGATCGTCTTGTACTCGGCGCCGTTGCCGAGCACCCCGAACTCGTGCGCGTTCTGGATGCCCCGATGGAACTTCGACCACTGCACCTTGAGCTCGTCGGCCTGCTCGGGGCTGAGCGGCTGGGGCAGCGAGATGTAGGCCTGCATGTGGGTGCCCTGACCGAACGAGCGGGCGGCGAACTCGTCGGCCGCGGCGATGAGGCCGAGCGCCTCGGCGTGGATGCGGATCGGGTCGAGGCCCATGACGCCGTCGTAGGACAGGCCGGGGATGTGGAGGATCTCTCGGCTGGTGAACCCGATGTCCTCGCGGTTGTCGACCTGGAAGACCTTCGTGCCGTCGGACGCCCGTCCCGGCTTCACACGGTCGGGATGCAGCGGCCGGAGCCCGACGACCTGGCCGACGTTGTTGCGGAGCTTGAACCCGTAGGCGTTGCCACGGTGGAGCAGCGACATCACCCAGTGCTCGAGCAGCGCGGGCCACGGAGTCTCGGCGTCCGGCTTGCGCATCCACGGCGGGTCGGTGCGTCGGACCCGAGGGCCCATCGGTGGCTTGCGGTAGGTCGCCCAGGGAAGGAACGCGACTGAGGTGCTGAGGTACAGGCAGCCGGAGTACCAGGCGGGGATGGCGAGCGCCCGGTTGACGCCGACGCTGACTCCGGAGCGGGTGTGTCCGGTCGTTCCGCTGGTCTGACCGAGGAGGTAGCCGAACTCCTCGAGGGTGACGGGGTCAGCGCGCTGCAGCTCGGTGACGCGCCCGGCGACCCGGTCGGCCAGCCCCATCAGTCGGTTCCTCGGCGACGGACGGAGTCGGTGAACCCGACCTGGACCGCCGCAATGATCCACAGGAGAACGAGCCAGAGAAGGCCGGCGACGAAACCGATGAGCCAGAACGGTGCGGCGATCACGCCGAGCACGATCTTGGCCAGCTGCAGCTCGGAGGCCCGGCTGGCAACTCTGTCCGGGTAGGTCATCCGTCGCCTCCGATCATCATCACCAGCGGGGCGTCGCCCACGTCGTCGGGCTGGGTCAGCTCCCAGGTGGCCATGGAGCCCGCCCGGATGAGGTCCATCGGACCCTTGGCCTTGCCCTTGGACAGGTACCGGCCCCGGTCGTTCTCGCGCCATGCCGCAGCCGCGGAGTGGGCGTTCAGGAACGGGTTGTCGGGGACGACGAGCCCGCCGCCCACCACGAGGTTGAACAGGTGGCCATCGGCCGGCACCAGCCGCTCGGGCGACTGGATGAACTCGACCATCAGCAGGCCCTCGTCCTCGAGGAGCCGAGCCTGGGTCTCGAAGAAGCGGGGGTCGTAGGTGACGGCCCGGATGTTGAACCGATCGGCGAGCTCGCCGCGGATCGTCTGGAACACGTCGGCGAAGTCGATCTTGCCGGCAGGGTCGGCTGCCCAGTGGTGTGGTTCCCAGATGACCTGGTCGCCGTGTTCGGCGGCGACGATGACGCCGACGGAGTCATGACGGAGCGCCATGTCAATGCCGACAACGACGTCGGTGCCGTCGGGAATCGATGCTGCCGGGTCGATCGATGCGGGCCAGGCGTGCGGATGTTCGATCAGCCAGTTGTCGTCGGCGAGGTCGACGAACCGGTTGCCGAAGTAGCGGAGGAACTCGTGCTCGGGCATCTTGCCCGTCTCGAACTCCCGGGCCCGCACCTCGACCGACCAGGTCACGTCCGGAGCTCGCATCGATCGGAGCGCCGCGCGCAGCTGGTCGGGGTCGTGCAGGTCGACGTCCGGAGGGAACTCCCGCCAGTCGAACAGGAACCGGGACCCGGGGTCGTCCTTCGACAGGAGGCCTCGGACGTACAGCTTCCACAGCAGCGGGTCGTTGGGCGCCGGTGGGATCTGACCGCGGCCGGCGCCGGCGGTCGACAGGGTGATCGACCGGCCCGGTGTCATGCGCTTGGTGAGCGCCGCCGTGATCACGATGTGGACCCGGGCCTTGTTGCCGGTCCACTCGTGCGCCTCGTCGGCAGCGAACAGTGTGGTCTTGCCGCCCTCGTTCGTGCCGGCGACAGCGGCGATGCGTTCGATCTTGCCGGGGCTGCCGTCGACGAGGGAGATTTCGGTGTCCCAGACGTTGCACAGGCCGTGGAGCGGCGCCTGGGGAACGGTGCCGCCCTGGCCGCCCGCCATGATCTGGCACTGACGGAACAGCTCACCGGCCTGGTCGTAGGAAGCCGCGGCGACGTGGACGATCGGGGTAGGCCGACGAAACGGTGCGGGCCCGGCGAACTCGAGCATCGCGATGGCGGCCACGAACTCGGTCTTCGACGCGCCGCGCTCGGCGCCGACGAGCGCTTCCTGGTACCACCACTCGGCCGGGCTGGCCGGGTCGAGCTCGTACCAGCGCCAGAGGAACTCCTTGTGCCAGTCGAGCAGCCGGTACGGCTGGGCGAACAGGTCGCCCTCGCCGTGGATCAGTCGGGACTCCATCCACCGGATGGCGGTGGCGCCCCTGGACTCGCGCAGCTCAACCCGTGGCGGTGGTGTCGATGACCCGGAGCCGCGGGTCGGCTTCTTGCGTGCCGGCTTCTTCTTCGCCGTCGTCTTCGCGGAAGTCACGGTTGAGGTCCTCGAGCGATCGGGCAGCTGCGCCGAACGTGACGCCGAGCTTGAGGCGTGCCATCGGTGTGATGCCGAGCCGGTCCTCGAGCTGGAGGATGCGCCCGTCGAGCGATGCGATCTCCTTCGCCCCGGGGTGCATCGTGAGCTGGCCGGTGGAGCCGGTGACGAACGGCGTCTTCAGCACCACCCGCTCGAGCCGGGTGCGTTGGTCGTACATGCGGAACAGCCGCACCAGCGCGGGCCGGTCGGGATCCTGAACGAGCCCCGAGATCTCCGACGTCCAGAACGCCGTCCAAGCCTTGGTGGTCTCGGCGAGCAGCTTCGAGTTCGCAGGGTGCGGAGCTGGTGGCACCTTCGACGCCGGCCGCACCGCGCCAGCGTCCTTCGTGCCCCGACCCTGCCGCTGGTCGGGCGCCTTCCGTCGCGGCATCGGTCACCACCGATCCCGCCGGCCGCTGTTGCACGTCCGGTGTGCTGGCCGTGCGAACGGGGTGGACTCGGGGTCAGAGATCGGAATGACGTGGTCCCAGGTGAGCGGGTCGTTGTCTCGGGCAGGCCTTCCGCAGATCCAGCAGCGCCCGGTCTGCGGGCACTTGCCGAGAGCGGCGGCGTGAGCGTTGCGCACCGACTTGCGGCGCTTCGCACACGGCGAACAGCGGTTCCCGGTGCGGACCAAGGTCTGGCAGTCGAGGCAGCGGCGGAGCGGCACAACGCACCCCCCAGGAAAAACGGGGACCGAGGTCCTACACGAGAAAATCGTGG